TCGCCAACCTGATGGGGCCTATCGATGAGTGGGTGCCTGATAAGCACTTCACCATCGGTAATGGGGCCTCATGTTTTGTTAGGCGGTCACCGACCGCCGCCCAGAACAAACTCTCCGGTGAGCTTGAGTGCACTGAGAAGGCCTCTGAACACCTGTCGCTACACATAAAGGACACAATCCTTTCTGAGTTGAGACTGGTGCATACGCCTAACAGTGTGCTCTTTACCGTTCCTAAGAAGTCAGATATTGACAGAGTGGCTTGTAAAGAGCCCGCTGGCAATATGCTACTGCAAAGGTCCGTAGGCAAACACCTTCAACGTCGTCTTCGACGCGTTGGTATCGACCTACGCGATCAAAGCAAGAACCAACGTCTCGCGCGTGAAGCGCTCGACAGGGATCTAGCTACGATCGATTTGAGCAGTGCTAGTGACCGCATATCTAGGGGTTTAGTTATGAAACTACTCCCCTGGGAATGGTGGTCACTACTCGATGATCTCCGTAGCCACGAGATTTATATCAAATGGCCAAACGGGAATTCCATGATTCATGAGACAGAAATGTTTTCGTCCATGGGTAATGGATTCACGTTTGAACTTGAGACGATAATATTCTACGCGCTCACGCGCGCAGTTTGCTATCATTCTCGAGTTAAGGGAATCATCTCCGCCTATGGTGATGATATAATCGCACCTTCAAGGATCGTCCCACGGTTGATTCGTGTTTTCTCGTACTTTGGATTCAAAGTTAACGAGAAGAAAACGAATTACCGGGGTCCTTTCCGTGAGAGTTGCGGTGCTCATTTCCATAGGGGCTTCGAAGTTACCCCGTTTTACATACGGGGTAATATCACGCGAGTGCCCGATCTGATTCTTGTTATGAATCAAGCCACCAACTGGCTCTCTTTTTGTGGGATGCTTTCCACAGAAGAGGAACTCAATTGGTGGCGTAAGTGGGCACGGTTTATCCCGAAGCGCTTCTGGGGTGGTCAAAACCACCTCAGCCCCGACTCACTTGTGTCGGGTCACTCTCCACGTTACCGTATTGTTCCAAAGGTTGAGGCGGTTTCCGCCGACACCAATGGAGCTTACCGGTTGTGGTTGCTTCGTACGCGTGATCGGACCTGCCTAGATGAACATCTAGTCACGTCCGTGGCAGATGCGGAGGTAGGGCTAAAGCAAGCCCGAAACCGCACCTGGGAACGTACTCACCTAAACCCGCTCCTTCTGGAGACGGTACTTAACAGCAGCGAATGAACTGCTGAAAGTGGT